TTTAATTTGATTGGATTTTGACCTAGCCCAAGTTTGACCAGCGTCACCACCCCAGGCCGCCCAAGCAACCCTACCATTACTAGGATAGCCTTCTTCGCCCTGACGGAAACCCTTGCCTGATTTGTCGCTTTGATGGCGAGCAAACCACGCATTCATAGTTATAACAGTATCTGGACTTAGCTGGTTACCACTTAATATTTGTGTAGCTCTTGTTCTTGCGTCATCAGTACCGCCACCTTCTCCTTCTTTTTTCCAGTTTCTATATCTTTGTGCTTCTTCTCTCATACCTTCAGTAGGCATAAGGTTGATTTCAGTTCCGTTTACATTTGCCATTTACTTTTTACTCCTTTCTTTAATTTTAAACCTACTTGGTTGATTTGGTTGAGATGGAGTGTTTGGTGATAAATCAAGTTCCATTTGACCCATTTCTACCTCTAAGTCAAGATCTTTATCTAATGTAACGCCTAACCCTTTAGCAACTTCTTGTTCTCTGGCTATTTCTGCAACAATATCGTCATAATCTCCACCACCATTCATAGATATGACCTGTGATTTTGTCATATATCCAGCTTGTTCAGCTTCGCGGTAAGCCTTAATTTCTTTCAAAGGGTCAACGTAGTGTTGTGTAGGTGGAGTCCATCTTGGTTTGCAATATCTGTCAGAATTATTTGCATAATCTGGTAAATCTAAATCACCTACTAATACAGATAAAGCTAACCATTCTTTAAATATGCGATAGTGAAAATTTTCAATAATATATTGCTGACAAAACTTCCAATGTTCTCTGTCTTCTAACAAGCTTAAACGTGAACTAGAATAGTTCGTTTCCGAAAAATCTTTACTAATCGTTTCATACGAACATCCAATTCCGCTCGCGAAACGCCTAATTTTATTTTTGACAAACATCTCATACTGCTGAGATGGATAATCTACATCTGGAACAGTAACACTTTCATTTGGCGCAAGATATCGAAAAGAACCTGGTTGAAAGTCTTGTACACGCTCATTTGCTACAACATCGTCACCAATTAACTCGCCGCCATTATTGGTAATAAAACCTTGGATACTCGCGCCAGCACGAGCGCGAATTACCGCTGCTTCTTCGTAGCCTTGCAATTGATGCATATCTTCCATTACTGGATGAAACCAAGGTACTCCTCTGTTTTGGCCAGGTCTTTCTGGAAGGAATAAATGAATAATATCTTCTGCTGGTAAAATTAAATTTTTCTTTTGTTTACCTTGGTTTGTTAAATAATATGCATCACCAGGGTGTCGTGACATTATCGAAAATCTAACAGGCCGACCCCATTGATCAACTTCGACACCATTACGCCATTCATTAGATTTTGCTAATGTATCGCCACTATATTCTTCATCCAAAAGATCACTTTCGATGATTTGCAATGCGAGTGGTACTCTAGAATCTCCAAAAGGCTGCCTGACAATTCTGAATAATGCTTCTCCGCTTTCTGGTAATGCTCCAGCTAATAACCATTCAAATTGATGAAAGCTATGACGACCAGCACAATCACAATTATATGCTTTTGTCCATTTCGCCCACTTTTCTTCTATTTCTTTATTTTTTCTTTCATCTCTCTTACCACCTCTCTGTTGTGTAACTAAAGATTGAAACTTCATTCCAGTTCCAACAATATTTAACTGTGTTGTTCTTTTTACTTGTTTTGCATATGGATTATTTCTAATAAGTTCTCTTGATCTATCTCTAAGTTTTCTAAGGCTATTTCTTACTTCTGCATCAGGACTAAGCTGACTACTTAACCAATCTGAATTAAGCCTAGTAACTACTGCTCCTTGATAGCCTCTTCTCATTTTTCCAAAAGATCTTGGAAATAATGCAGCTAATGTTCTTTGAAATATATTCATTATTTAAACCTCACATACATAGCTCTTGGATTACCTAAACCATTTGCCATAGTTTCAGCTTGCTTTTCTCGTGCCACCATAGCAGCATATTCTCCTTTTAACACCTGTAATTCAGCCATATCATATTTCTTAGCTGTTCTAGTTCCAATCTTATATTCTTGTATTGCTCCACCTTTTAAAATATTATCTATTGCTGTTTTTATAAGATCTAAAGTTTTTTCTGCATCACTACGTCCATCAAATGCTTTTGGATTAGTTCCAGTAAAAGCCAAACTTGGTAACACTTCAAATGTACCTGTTCCAATTGTTTTACTAATTAATGTTCCTGTTTTACTTGCAACTGCTTGAAAAAACCAATTTCCATCTACAAATGTTGCTGTAGTAGCGGCTGGAATATTAAATTGAAATCCATCGCCATATGCGCTACTTGAAACAGTTGCGCCAAACTTTGTCTTGTTCGTTCTTAAATAATAAACAACTGTCCAATCAGGACTGTTGATTGGATCTCCAAATACATCAGTTGTAGCTGGATCACGCCATTCGATTAGATCGCCAGAACGTATTTTAGAAGGAAATACCACGTTTTTTTACCATTTAGACACGAAATTAGCCCTTTTAAGACTATTTTTACTCCTTGAGTCTAACTTAGCACCCTTTTTAGGGTCAGGGGGTTGTAATTTTCGTTCAAATTGATCAAATATTGTTTTTCTATCATGTATTTGTAATAATCTTTGAAAACTTGCATATGCATACACCATTTCATCTAATGCTTCGTTTCTTGCATTGCTTTTTTTGACCCATTGCCTATCTTGATAACCATTCTTATATTTTAAGACTTGTCGTTCTGCTGTTAGCTCTTCAAAATAGTCAATAGTTGTTTTTGGATAAAAATGAATATACCCTTGACCTATTTCTGCATCATTTAATTTATTATGCAAAGTTGTTTTTATAACATCTGTACCAAGTAAAAATAATTCAACTCCTCTTTTTAAAGCTTTACCCGAATAATTAATATCTACCCATTTAGGTTTACCTAACATCGGCTTATCTTTCTGCGATGCTCCTTTAATCGCTATCAATCCAAACTGTTTTCTTTCTCTAACGTATTGATAAGTTTCATGGGTATAGTGTCCACCAGTATCTATAGCTGCGCTATCGATTTTCATTTCAATACCATCAACATTTTTATATTTACTCATTAAAACTTCATCCATCTGTTTCCATAATTCTGGTCTAGAGGGAGATCCATAAATTACTTTTCTATCAAGTAAATACATTTCTTCATTCCTACCAAAACCAATAACAGACATTGATAAACGATCATCTTGTACGTCACAACCTAGAGTCAAAATTGAGACTTCTTTTGGTGGTACTCCTTGCTCATATGTTTCTGTAGATGCACGTTGTAATAATTCATCAGCATTTGCTTTTGTATGATATTCATCCTCGTAAACTTCTCCACAAGTAATATTTATAAATGTTTTTAACTGTTCTTGATCTTTTTTACACTCTAAATATTCAGCCATCAGATTCGCCCATGTAGCATTTGGTGAATATGAATATGCAGCCCAAATATGAAATCCAACGTGTTTACCATTACTAGGTGCAGTAGATCTCCATTCGCCTCTTTCAATCATCCATCGTTTTTTGCTATGCGGAATCATCTCGCTACATGATTCACATTTATATGCTGTAGTAGAAGGATCATCATCAAAACATTGAAAATTTTCCCATTTTAGATATTGCATATGTCCGCAGTGAATACATGGTACGAAATATCTTTTTTGATCCGAAAGATTAAATAATTTTTCTATACGACTGAAGTCTTTAATAGTTGGTGTAGATCCAGCAATGATTTTTCTGTTTGTAAAAAACTCAGTACGTTTTATTCCTAGTTTTATTTGGTCACCCTCAGTTCCAGCCGAAGGTGGATAGCCATCTGTCTCATCGAACATGACTATACGGCGTGAAACCATACGAAATCCTCTAGGTGAATTAGCACCGACAAGTTGCAAAGTGCCACCAGGGAAATTCTTTTTTAATAATGTATTGTTTCCATCTTTTGCTTTAGGGTCAGATACTAAACCCTGTAAGCAAGGGGTATCTCGGAGCATTGGCGAAATTTCATCCTTACTGTAAGAATTACAGTCATCCAGGGTGGGCTGCACTAGCATCATGGGGCAAGGGTCATTATGTATATGAAAAGCAATAATGTGATTTAAAATTTTTGTATAGCCAACTCTTGCAGATTTCATAACTGTAATCTGTTCAACGTGAGGATCAGTTACAGCATCCATAATTGCTTTTTGATATGGCAATGTGCGCCACCTCCCCCCTTCAGCAGAACTTTCTATGCTAAGTCGTGCATATTCATCAGCCCACGCACTAAGACTAAGTTTTTTTGGAGGTAAAAATGCTGAATATGCTTTCTTTTCTAAATCAAAAATACTTGTCATGCAGCAGCTAACTCTTCTAATGCTTCTCTAACAATGTCATCTATACAATTAACTGCACTAACATCTAAATCTGGTAATCGTTGTTGAGCTTTAGATGCAACACCTAATAATTTATTTCTGGTAGTAGTGATAATGGTTTGCCATTTTAAATTCACTTCATCAACTGGTACTAAACTTTGCTCTTTTTGCTGTCGTTCTAGTTCTAATAGCTCGGCTTTAAGATGTTCTGTTCTTGCTCGACTCTCTTCGTACTCTGGAATTAGCTCACTAGTTTTAGAAATCTTGCGTTTTGTTACAGGTGGTTCGATAGTCGCAGCTTGTATATTCTTCATTTTTCTAAAAGCAGATTTACCTGTCCACTCCTGATGCATAGTATCTGAATTAATTACTGTCTTACCTTGATTGTCTGTTATAGCAGTCAATCTGCCCTGCTTTATTGCCATATACACAGCTTGGATTGTTACTCCCATCTGCTCTGCTGCCTCTTTTCTGGTGATTAGTGCCATAGGAACTGTAAATCTTTGTATTTACAATAGCGTAAATGTAAATATATGGTATAATACCGCATTTTTACTAGGGTTTGAGTAAATACCACACTTCTAATATACCTCAAATGTAAATACTGTAAATTTTTCGTGCCTAGCGGATTTTTGCGCCCTGAAAAACGCCGCACGGCAGCGCAAAAAAAGAACCTAAAAATATTATTTAGTCAAAAAATTAGGCCGCTTAAATATCATTTTATCCGCGCTAATTTTAAAAAATTATTAACATTTTTTGGGCATATTTTGCGCCGAATTGTTTATATTTAAGGCGGCTATTTTTGGCGGTATTGTTAACAATTAAGGCCGCTATTTTTCAAAATAAAATTAACAATTAAGGCGGCTATTTTTGCGGCTAAAATATAAAGAAATAAATAATATTAAAATATATTCAAAAGTTGCTAGTTTATGGCCGTTTAAGGCCGTTAAAAATGATAAAAGGATTAAACATACCTAACAACAAAAAAGGCCGCTCCTAGGCGACATAAACTGGCATTTTAGATAATATTTATTTATATTTATTAGCGCTAATTATAGGCATAAAAAAAGCGCTATTTAAGCGCATAAAAAAAGGCGGCTATAATGCCGCCTTATTTATTTAATTAATCGGCCGGCGCGTATTACGGCGGCTAATTTCTTTAAGGCATTTAATAATTAATTGATTATCATCGCTATTTTTAACGACTGATTTTAAATAATTTGTACTAACTTCTTTAATGTCTTGATTGGTTAGCGGTTCGCTTTTTGGTTCAAAAGTCATAATAAAAAATAAAAATAAAGTTTAGTAAATTAATTCAATAGTACCGCCGCCGATATGTTGGCGGCCTACCTTATCAGCTACAAAAAAGGCGCTTAATATATCACCGCCGGCCGACTTTTTGGCCTTAAGTATTACGGCGCATTTTTGCGGATCCGCCGGCCTATAGTCGTATAAGTCACCGCTACGCGCGGCAATATCAACGCGGCGGCCGGTATTATCCGAGATAATAACGCGGCGCGGTATCCGGTCGGCCTTATTTAAGGTAACCGGAACCGCTAACCGATAGCCGGCATTAATCGCGGTTATAGCATCGGCCGCGCCGGTCGGCCTATCGGCTACTAGTGAGGCGGTAACATCAACGCCAAGCGCATTAAGTCGGTTTAAATAGGTTAACGGCGCCTTACTGTATTCATAAAAAATAATTGAATCATTTTTTAAAATTTCGCTAATAAATCGCGGTTTATCTGAATAATTAATATTTAACCCATAATACCTATTAATATTATTTATTTCATTAATAGATAAATTTATTTTTAAAAAGTGTAGGTTGTTTTCATCGGTTCCCTTTAATCGGACGCTAAGAGCGCCGCCGGCCTTTTTATAGTGATGACCTATTGAATATATAAGGCCGCGAAGATATGCCCTCGGCCTATCGATAGCCGCCAAGGTACGGCGGCCGCGCGCGTATTGTACCGCCTTGAAAATGTTTGACCGGCCGCTGAATACCAAACATGAGCGGCGACAACCCGCGCTCGACCATTTACAACCCGAATAATTTTTTAATTTATTAGTTAAATTAAATTTTTTTGATAGGTCGGATAATTCCGCGATGTATTGGCGGTTAATAGTGTTGGCCGCGTTATCTGAATTAATAACGGCGCTTATTTGTTTATCTGGTAAGTGATGCAATATGACCGCCGGCGGCATAGCGGCGCGCGCGTTTTTTGCAATTTTGGCATTACTAGCCGCGCCGGTCATAACGCCACTAATAGATAATTGATAATCATCATAAAGGCGCTTAATGTCGTTAGGCGTTTTTAAGCGCGTTTTAAGTTGTAAGTTCATAAAGTATAAAAAAAAGGCGCATTAAGCGCCGTATAAGGTGTATTAAAGATTTAAGCTATTAGCTTATATGGTTTATTCCATTGGCCTATATTTATATCCATAAAATAGGCCGTATGGTGATAATCGGTCATAATGTCCGATTTATCGAACCATAACGAGCCGCGCATAGCTTTTTTAAGTTCTTCATAAAAATTAAAGATATCAATATTAATATCTTTATATTTTTCATTAGTCGGCCTGTATGGGTTGGCCTGATAATAACCATTTGATCTTAAAGAACTAACCGCGGCGGCCGCGCCTAATAAATCGAGGCGGCCGGCGCTGACGTTGGCGCATAACGTCATATGATTCTTA